CAGACGACACTGTTGATCAAGAGATTACTGATTACAGTAAAAGAGCTGGCGATAGAATTAATAAGCTCAAATATGAGTATCACGAAGAACGTAGAGCTAAAGAAGCAGCACTAAGAGAATCACAAGAAGCTGTGCAAAGACTCCAAAGCTTGCTAGCAGAAAATAAAAAGTTGCAAGCTATGGTTGATCAGGGTGGTGAAGTTTTAAATAAACAAGCAGCTAACAATGCAGTTTGGGCAAAACAAAATGCACAAGCTTTATACAAAGCTGCTTATGAAGCAGGCGATGCAGAAAAAATGGCAGAGGCTCAAGAGCAATTGTCAAAAGCTGTTTTAGCAGAACAAACTGCAAGCAAGATGGCAGAAAATGTGCAAGAGGAAATAATTAAAAATATTCCTGAAGAAGAAGTACAAAAGCCTACTGATCCAGCCTTGCAAGCATGGGCAAATAAAAATCCTTGGTTTATGGGAACTGACCCAGTGCATAGAGAAATGACAAGTTATGCTATGTATTTAGATCAGTCTTTAAAACAACAAGGTGTAGACCCTAGCACTCAAGCAGAGACTTACTACGCAAAGATAGATGAAGAAATGCGTAGTAAATATCCAAACTTTTTCGGAGTAACTCCACCAGTAGAAATACAGGAAGAGACTCCAAAACGACAACCTCAAACAGTTGTAGCACCCACCACGAGGGATAGCGGTGCAAAAAAACCCTCGCAAGTACGTCTGACCCAGACTCAAGTTAAGATAGCTCGACAACTTGGTATCAGTCCGGAGCAGTATGCAAATCAATTATTAAAGGAGCAAGCATGACAGAGCAAGATAACACAACAAATGTGGAGGATAGTTCTGTGAACTCCTCTAACCAAGAGCGTTCCCCTAGGGGATTAGATAGCCGAGAGGCTACCCAGCGTAGTAAGAACTGGGAAAACCAAGGTAACCTACCTGACCCTGACCCACAAGATGGTTGGGTATTCAGATGGATCAGAACTACTTTAGTAGGAAATTCTGATAATCCAAATGTATCTAGAAGATTTCGTGAAGGATGGCAACCCTGTCGTTTGGAAGATCATCCAGAGTTACAGATACATATGATGGATCACGAATCTGATTGGGCTAAGAAAGGTAATATTGAAATCGGTGGTTTGTTATTATGCAAGATGCCTAAAGAAGATGCTGACGCTAGGTCGCAACACTTTGATCAAATTGCTAAAGACCAAATCGAAGCCGTAGATAATACTTTCTTCAAAGACCAAGATAGTAGGATGGCTACCAAACAAGTATTTGAACGCAAAACTAAAACGACTTTTGGTAAAGACTCTTAGAGTCTTTGTTTAATAATTATTTTTCTGTAATTAATTTTACAGAGGGAGTTTTAAAATATGGCTTCAACAGCTACACCTATGGGTGCTAGACCTCAAGGATCAGCCGTATCATGTGTTTACAACGCAAAGATAACTCACTATAAAATTGCTGCTAGTTATGGCACATCAATTTTTTATGGAGACTTTGTGAAGTGGGCAGATGACAACCCTAACACCACAATCCAAAAAGATACTGGAACTTCTTCCATGACTCCGATTGGTGTGTTCTTAGGAGTTTCATATACTGATCCTTCTACTGGTCAAGCGACCTTTAATCAATATTATCCAGCATCTACCAATGCTAGTGATATTATGGCATACGTTGCTTCCGATCCATTCCTCATCATGCAAATGCAATCTGATGAATCGCTTACTCAAGATGACCTTGGGAAAAATGTAGCGGTAATTCAAACTGCTGGCTCGACTGCGGTTGGAACAAGCAAGAATGCTGTCGATGGGAGTTCAGCAGCTACTACTAATACCTTACCACTAAAGATTGTCGACTTTGTCGAAGGTCCTGATAGTGCTATTGGTGATAGTTTTACTGATGTACTAGTTATGTTTAATGCAGGACACCAGCTCCTGAATACTACCGGTATCGGTTAAGGAGATTTATTATGGCTGCAATATCAAGAGCAAATGAGCTTAAACAGCTCCTACCGGGCTTGAATGCCCTATTTGGTGAGGAGTACACCATGCATGAAAATCAGCATGAAGAAATCTATGTAACAGAAAACTCTGAAAGAAGTTTCGAGGAAGAGTTAAAGTTATCTGGATTTGGTGCTGCTCCAGTAAAAGACGAAGGTTCTGCGATCACATATGATACAGCACAAGAGTCTTTTGTTGCCAGATACACTCACGAAACTATAGCAATGGGATATGCTATTACAGAAGAAGCTATGGAGGATAACCTCTACGTTTCACTTTCTGCTAGATACACCAAAGCTTTAGCTCGTGCTATGGCGTACACAAAACAAGTGAAAGCTGCTTCATTGTTAAACAATGGATTTAGTTCTTTCAATAGTGGTGATGGCGTGACTTTATTTAGCACAGCTCACCCACTTGTAAATGGTGCAACTAACTCAAACCGACCAGCTACTGGTGCTGACTTGAATGAAACATCTTTAGAAGATGCGGTTATTCAAATCGGAAAATACACCGATGAGCGTGGTCTTAAAATAGCTGCGAGACCAAGAAAGTTGATCATACCTTCTGACTTGCAATTCGTTGCTACTAGATTGTTACAGAGTGACTATCGAGTTGGTACAGCAGATAATGACATTAACGCAATCAAAACTAATGGCGTAATTCCTGAAGGTTTTGTAGTTAACAATTATCTAACAGATACCAATGCGTTCTTTATTACCACAGATATTCCTGATGGCATGAAGCACTTTGTTAGAAGTCCTATGACTACTAGCATGGATGGTGACTTTGACACTGGTAACGTAAGATACAAAGCTAGAGAAAGATATTCCTTTGGAGTATCTGATCCACTAGGTATCTTCGGAAGTCCGGGGTCTAGTTAATAGATAGAATTAAGGGTAGCTTCGGCTACCCTTTTTCTGTTTCTAGGGAATTTATAAATTATTTATCGACTGCCCTAGCAGACAAGCCAAGACGATAAATTTAATTAAGGAGACTTAATATGGCAAAAACAACTTTTAGTGGACCAATCAAATCACTTGCTGGCTTTATAGCTGCAGGTAATGCGAATGTGGTCAGTTTAACTGCAGACACAACTTTAACTGTGGCTGCACATGCGGGAAAAATTTTAACAACTAACGATGCAGATGGTAAATTTACTTTACCAACTATCGATGCTTCGACTACTACAACTGATAGCGACCCTAATCAAACAAACAACTTAGGAGCTACTTTTACTTTTGTAGTTGAAACTGCAGCAACAGATATGGATATTCTTACTGATGGCACAGATAAATTTGTCGGTGGTTTATACACAGGTAAAGACGATGCCACTGGTAAAACATTTATTTCTGGTGCATCCAATGATGTCATCACCATGAATGGTTCAACCAAAGGTGGACTGGCTGGTAGCATAGTTAGAGTTACTGCTATAGCAGATAACAAATATGCTGTTGAAGGTTTAATCTTAGGTTCAGGCACTATAGTTACACCATTTGCTGACGCATAATCAGGAGTAAACTATGGCTGATGCAGTAACAACACAAACCATCATTGATGGTGAAAGAAACTGTGTTATGAAATTCACCAATGTTAGCGATGGCACAGGCGAGTCAGCAGTAGCTAAAGTAGACGTTTCTGCTTTGGCTACTAACGCTGCAGGGCAAGCATGTTCTGAAGTAAGGATTATGCGAATAAGCCATGCGATAGTTGGTATGTCAGTGCAATTATTTTTTAATGCTTCTACCAATGTATTAGCTATGGAGCTAGCAGAAAGTAGTAATGGACATATGGACTTTAAAAACTTTGGTGGTATTCCAAACAATGCAGGTTCAGGTAAGAATGGTGACATTCTTTTTACAACCAAGGGTCACTCTTCGGGTGATACCTATTCAATAACTTTAGAAATGGCTAAAGTTTATTCTGACTAAAGGAGAAAATTATGGCTAAAAAGAAAGCTATTATATCTGAAACAGGTGAGTTCCCTGCTTCTTATAATGTGCTGCAAGAAGGCGATGATGGTATTTGGCTCAAAGTATTTGGACCTGATCCTGATTTAGAAGATGCACAAAGAAAAGCAGATGAACTAAATGGTGTCAGAGCCAGAGATAGTAAAGGACATTACATTGCTGATGACCCTTCTACTCCTGACATAAACGAAGCTTATGTTGGCGGTAAAGCACCTAAAAAAACCAAAGCTAAGAAGACAACTAAAAAGAAGACTTCAAAAGCTAAAACTTAAAAGGAGCAAAAGTGAAAGATAAAAAGAAAAAATACATGGCTGGCGGTGGCAAAATGAAAAAGTACATGGCTGGTGGCGGTAAGATGAAGAAGTACATGGCTGGCGGTGGTGCTACCAAAGAACCTAAAATCGAAGCGTACAAAGACTATGTGCAAAGAATGTTTGGTGGCGGTGTTCCAGCCTTGAAAAGAAACAAAAAATAAACCAGTCATATATTTTGCATGTCTAGAAGTTCTAAGGACTCAAGGCTTAAAAGAGCTGGGGTTAGTGGTTATAACAAACCCAAGCGTACACCCAATCATCCTAAGAAATCTCATATCGTTGTTGCTAAAGAGGGCAGCAAAGTTAAGACTATTCGTTTTGGACAGAAAGGTGCAAAGACTGCAGGCAAACCTAAAGCAGGTGAGTCAGCTAAGATGAAAGCCAAAAGAAAATCTTTTAAGGCTAGGCATGCAAAAAATATTAAGCGTGGCAAAATGTCAGCAGCTTATTGGGCAGATAAGGTGAAGTGGTGAGCAGACAAAAAAAATCTACAGTTAATAAAGCAGGCAATTACACCAAACCGACTATGCGAAAAAATTTATTTAATAAAATAAAAGCAGGCGGTAAGGGTGGAAAGCCGGGTCAATGGAGTGCAAGAAAAGCACAGATGTTGGCTAAACAATACAAAGCTAAAGGCGGAGGCTATAAATCATAATGGAAACATTTATTGGCATTATAGTAATATTAGCAATTGCAGTATTACTTATAAAAAAATACAAACCTTCTTGGTATGAACTTGCCAAGACTTATATTACTAACACGATCAAAGGCAACAAAAAAACTACTAAGAAGAAGTAGTAAATGGCTTATCTAATAAGTAATATTCCACATTTTAAATGTTGGGTAAGAAGGGAATTTACTACTAATCATCAAAGGT